ACGCGTGGGAGGCCGACCACTACATACCAGTGGACGATCACCCCGAGCTGGAGTACGACCTCGGCAACATAAGGCCGAGCCACGCGCACTGCAACCGGAGCCGCCAGAAGCGGGCCGGAATCGACCTGCTCGGGACACCCTCTCGTGACTGGCGCAGGCGGCAGGGGTAGGGGAGTCGAAATCTTGGGGCGCGAACGCGCGAACAGGGCACAGCCGCCAGCAGCGATTTCCCTCCGATGGCATTTTGGCCGCAGGGGGTGGTGACCTAGCAGCCGCCGAGCCGCTAGAATATCGAACCTTTGGAGTATCATGCAGCCCAAGCTGACCGTAACGATGGTCCCCACCGACGAGCTTGTGCCCTACGCGGGCAACGCCAAGGAGCACCCCGACTGGCAGGTGGGCCAGATAGCCACGAGCATCAAGCAGTTCGGCTTCGATGACCCCGTTGGCATCTGGCACAACCCGCAGGGACAGCCCGTGATCGTGGAGGGTCATGGCCGCGTCCTCGCCGCCAAGGAGCTGGGCATCGAGAAGGTGCCTACCATCGCGCTTGACCACCTGGACGATGAGGGCCGTCGCGCCTACACGCTCGCCCACAACAAGCTCACCACCAACACGGGCTACGACGCGGACGTGCTCGTGGCAGAGCTGGACGCCATCGAGGGCATCGACATGAGCGCGTTTGGGTTTGACGAGGCTGAGGCGCTAGAAGAGCTGGATGCCGTCGAGGAAGACGAGTCGCCAGCGCCGTCCGACGTGCCGAGCCGCGTGAGCGCGGGCGATGTGTGGCGCATGGGCGACCACGTGCTCATATGCGGTGATGCGACCGACCTCGACATCGTGGCAAAGGTGCTCGGGGGGGGTTCGCTGACCTCCTGCTCACAGCCCCGCCGTACAACGTTGACTACGTAGGCAAGACCAGCGACGAGCTAACAATTGCAAATGACCACTTCGATAACGATGCTGAGTTCCGCGCTTTCATCGCGGATGCGCTCATGGCATGCAAGCCGCACATGAGAGACGGTGCGGCATTCTACATTTGGTTCGCCACGCGGCGAACCAAAGAATTGTTCGAGGCGTGCGAGGACGCAGGGTTAGAGATACGACAGGAGCTGTACTGGATTAAGCAGCAGTTTGTCCTCGGGCGGCAGGACTACCAGTGGCAGACGGAACCCTGTCTTTATGGGTGGAAGGACGGCGCGGCTCATTGGTTCGCCCCAACACGCTGCGAGACCAACGTCATCGAGGATCGTGCCGACCTCGACCGCATGACCAAAGCCGACCTCGTGGAGATGCTGAGGGGCATTCTCTACGGCGGAATCGAGACGGACGCATTGCACGAGGACAGGCCCATGCGCAGCGGCGAACATCCGACCATGAAGCCCGTGAGCCTCTTTGCCCGCCTCGTTCGGAACAGCACGCAGCGCGGCGAAGTGGTGCTCGACCCCTTCGCGGGCAGCGGCACGACGGCCATCGCGTGCGAGCAGCTCGGGAGACGCGCACGTCTCATCGAGCTAGACCCGCATTACTGCGACGTGATTATCCAGCGTTGGGAGAACCTGACGGGAAAGACCGCGCAGCGCATCAGCTAAGAAGGTGACACCATGACCGAGGCAGAGCAGCTAATCGAGGAATACGACGGGCCGCTCCGCCCGCAGGCGCTTGAGCTGGCCGAGAACGTCGTGTTCATGGCCCGCAAGCTCAAGGAGACGCGCGAGAGCATGGGCAAGACACCGCTCATCGTCAAGTACGACAACGGCGGCGGCCAGAAGGGCTACCGCGAGAACCCCGTGTTCAAGGCGTACAACGGCATGGTCGCGCGCTACGTCGCGGCCCTGCACGAGCTAGGCTCCATCCTCGGGTCCACGGTCACCGTCGAGGGGGCCGACGAGCGGCACAACAGGCTCGCCGACATGCGGGCGCGCAGCCGCGCCAGCCTCAAGGCCGTCTGATGCTCCTCGGCCACGAGGCCCCGCGCATCTACACGCCGCCGCTGCGCGAGCTGACGCCAGACACCACGCTGGGCTTCGAGATGTGCGACTTCGCCGAGGCGCTGGGCTTCCGGCTCGTGCCGTGGGAGCGGTGGCTGCTCGTCCACGCGTTCGAGATCATCGGCGACCTCGACGGCGAGTGGGCGCTGCGCTTCCGCACGGTGCTCGTGCTCATCGCGCGCCAGCAGGGCAAGACGTTCCTCACGACCATCATCACGCTCTACTTCCTCTACATCCTCGGCGTGGCGCTCATCATCGGCACCGCGCAGGAGCTGGACCAGGCGGAGGAGGCGTGGGACGCGTGCGTGGACGCCATCCAGTCGGATGACGAGCTGCGCTCCGAGATGGTCAGCGCCAAGTACGGCAACAGCGGGCGCAGGCTCAAGCTGAGCGGCAACCGCCGATACATCACCAAGGCGTCCAGCCGCAAGGCGGGGCGCGGAAAGCGCGCGCAGCTTGTGATCATTGACGAGCTGCGCGAGCAGACCAACTGGGAGGCGTGGAACGCCATCAGCTCGACCACGCTCGCCCAGGCGCAGGTAGGCATGCTCTGGTGCACGTCCAACGCGGGCGACCCCTACTCGCTCGTCCTGCGCCACGAGCGCTTCCTCGCGCACATGGCCCTCGGCGACCCTGACGGCTGGTGCCGCGACGTTGGCGACTCGCTGCCGCCCGCCGTCGATGACGAGGGCAACGAGGTGGACGCGGAGCCGCCCGCCATCTTCGAGTGGTCGGCGCGCCCCGACCGTGGCATCTGGGACAGGGAGGGCTGGTGCGAGGCCAACCCCTCGCTCGGCTACGGCTTCCTGACCGAGCGTGCGCTCGCCGCCGACATACGCAACAAGGAGGAGCGCGCGGCACGCACCGAGAACCTCTGCCAGTTCGTGGAGGCCATCAGCGAGCCGCCGTTCCCCGTGGGCGCGTGGGACGCGGGAATCGACCCCGACAGCGAGGTACCCGAGTCCAGCCCCGTCTGGTTCGCCGTGGACGTGGCGGAGGACAGGCGGCACAGCTCCATCGCCGTGTGCGGCCAGCGCGCGGACGGTGACTGGCACGTCGAGGTCGTGGCATACGAGTCGGGCATCGCGTGGCTCGAGTCGTGGTTCCGTGATGTGGCCAACCCGCTCGACCCCGTGCAGGTGGCGATACAGGGGCGCGGCGCTCCCGCATCGTCCATGGCGTCGGTGCTCGACGCGATTGACGGCGTGCAGGTTACCGAGGTCGCGGGTGCCGACATCGCGGGCTGGTGCGGTCGGTTCTGGGACGCGGTGAGCGCCCTCGACCCCGACGAGTCCGCACGCTCCGACGCGCGACCCGTCCGCCACCGACCGCAGGCTGCGCTGGACATGGCCGCGAACGTCGCGCGCACCCGCCTGATGGGTGACGCGGCGTGGGCCTTCGACCGCAAGCGCAGCCCCGTGGACATATCCCCGCTCGTGGCGTGCGCCTACGCGCACGGGCTTGCCACGCGCGTGCCGGACCAGCCCAAGAAGAAGTTCGAGAGCGCCTACGCGGAGCGGGGCGTCCTTACCGTATAGGGGAGGGCAAATGGGCCTTTTCGACCGACTGAGGGCGGCTTTCTCGCCCTCCTACCAGATCACGCTCGCGCCTGGACAGCCCACGTTCGTGGCGGGGATGGACACGGCGCAGCTATACCGCACGCAGCCGAACCTGCGCGCCGTCGTGGGCTTCCTCGCCGACAACGCGGCGAGCGTGCCGTGGAAGGTGTACGACCGCGTGGCGGACGGCGACCGCGTGCGCGTCACCGACTCGCCAGCGGCGCTGCTGCTGTCCCGCCCGAACGAGCACATGACCGCCTACGAGTGGCGGCGCGCCCTGTTCTCCGACCTCTACCTCTACGACATGCACCTGTCCCTCGTGGTGCCCGACGCGGACGCGCCCAGCGGATACGCCATGTGGCGCGTGCCGCCCGAGTGGGTGGACGGCTACATCGGCGGCAACGCCTGGGCACCCGAGTCGTTCGTGATCAGCACGCCGCACAGCCGCATGATCGAGGTACCGCGCGGCGTGTGCCTGTGGATGCACGGCTACGACCCGAGCGACCCCATGCGCCAGACCAGCCCCGTGGAGGCCCTGCGCGACCTACTCGGCGAGCAGGTCGAGAGCGCCCACTTCCGCCGCCAGATGTGGCAGCGCGGCGGCAGGTTCAACGCCTACCTCACGCGCCCCAAGGACGTGGAGAGGTGGACGGAGGACGCGTTCGAGCGCTTCAAGCGCTCGTGGAACGAGAGCTGGGCGGGGCGCGACGGCACCGACGCTGGGGCCATGCCCATCTTGGAAGATGGCATGGAAATCCGCCAGGTGCAGTTCAACGCCAAGGACGCGGAGTGGAGCGAGGCCAAGCGGCTGGGCCGCGAGGACGTGGCGGGCGTGTACCACGTCAACCCGTCGCTCATCTGGCCCGGCACAGGGCAGACCTACGCGAGCGCAAAGGAGAACGCCCGCGCCCTCTACAACGACACGCTGGCCCCGAAGCTCATGGAGGCCACCGACAAGGTGAACGCGGCGCTCCTGCCCATGGTGGGCGAGCCTGTGCGCCACTACGTCGAGTATGACCTCGCCGTGAAGCTGCAGGGCAGCTTCGAGGAGCGTGCCGGAGTGCTGCAAAGCGCGGTCGGCGGGCCGTGGATGACGAGGGACGAGGCGCGCGCGCAGTTCAACCTCCCGCACATCGACGGGGCAGACCAGCTCATCGTGCCGCTCAACGTGCTCGAGGGAACCGTCGCAAGCCCCAACGACACGGACCCGACCATCGACCGCCTGGGTGCCGAGCCTGCGCGCAAGTGCGCGTGCGCCGACCACAAGTCAAGCGAGGTCAGCTACAAGGCCGAGCCGCTGGACGAGGACTCGCGGCAGTTCGCAGACGTGTTCGCCAAGTTCTTCGAGCGCCAGTCCCGCTCCGTCCTGCCCAAGCTGCGCGCCGCCAAGTCCAAGGCGGACGGCGAGCCTGACTGGTGGGACGTGACCCGCTGGGACAAGGAGTTGGCCGATGACCTGTTCGAGGTCGCGCAGGGCCAGAGCCAGACGGCGGCGGTGCAGGCGCTCCGCTTCCTCGGCGTGCCCGATGACGAGTACGACCTCGCCCGCGCGCTGGACTTCCTGCGCGACATGTGCCGCGTCCGCGCCGAGTGGGTGAACGAGACAACGCGCCGCGAGCTGGAGCGTGCGCTCGAGCTGGAGGCGGCTGGTGCCGAGGGACTCATGGCCACGCCCGAGGGCGTGTTCCAGAACGCCGTGGAGAACCGCACCGAGAGTGCGGGCAGCGCCATCGCGTCGGCCGTCAACGGCTGGTCGGCGCTCGAGGCGGTGCGCCAGTCGGGCGTCGAGGGAGTGAGGAAGCGGTGGGTCGTGACCAGCTCCAACCCGCGCAAGAGCCACGCCGCCATGAACGGCGTGACCGTTGGCGTGGACGAGCGCTTCCCCAACGGCCTCGACTGGCCCGGCGACTGGTCGGGTGGCCCCGACGAGGTGTGCGGGTGCCAGTGCGAGATAGAGGTCGTGCGCGAGGTCTAAGGAGGGGACGCATGAAGCTGGAAGATTCGCGCAAGAGGTACATCGACTACATCGTGACCACGCTCAAGTACGTGGCAGACAACATCGAGCAGTACGTGCCAGACGAACTACTCCTGGAAGGTTCCGAGTTCGTCGTGCGCATACCAGACATGCACGCCGTCCCGACCGTCGAGCTGGACGCGCAGATGCCAGCGACCGCCATTCCACCCTCAAGAGAGTAAGCAACGCATGGCCCCGAGAGGGGCCTTTTTCATGCGGAAGGAGGGCCAAGATGCCCAAGTTCAAGAGCGCTCAGATGGGCGTGCAGATGCCATCAGACGGCATCGTTGAGGGCTACGCGTCCACGTTCGACCGCGAGCCTGACAGCTACGGCGACATCATCGCCAAGGGCGCGTTCGCGCGCACGCTGGACGAGTGGCGCGCCAAGGGCGGGGAGGGCCTGTCCATCCCGCTGCTCTACGGCCACAACACCGATGACCCCATGCACAACATCGGCAGGGTGACCGAGGCCCACGAGGACGAGAAGGGCCTGTTCATCCACGCCGAGTTCGACGCGGACAACGAACTCGCGCAGTACGCCCGCAAGCTGGCGAGCGAGGGCCGTCTCTACCAGTTCAGCTTCGCCTACGCCGTGCGCGACGCGGGCATGGTCACGCTCGAGGGCGGCGTAGACGCCTACGAGCTGCGCGACCTCGACCTCTACGAGGTCAGCCTCGTCCAGATTCCCGCGAACCAGCACGCCGTGGTCACGTCCATCAAGAGCGAGCCGCAGACCATCGAGCTGCGCCCGCGCATCGAGGGACTTACCGAAGAGCAGCGCGAGGAGTTCACAAAGGCCATTGCCGAGGCCACCCACAACGGGCTGGAAATCGGCCTCAAGGCTGGACGCCGCAACTCCAAGGCCGACGAGGACGAGCTGCGGCGCGTCCGCGAGTGGGCCAACAACATCACCCAGGCAATCGACGGCCTTCTGGCCGACGAGATAGACGCAGACGAGCCTGACGGCGGGCCTGAGCCTGACGCCAACGCCGAGGAGCCTGACGGGGCCAAGGCGGAGGAGCAGACGGTGACGGATGCCGAGGGGCTGGAAAGCGCCAAGCAGTACGCGGCGGCAATCCTCGCCGCGATCGACACCCTAGCAAAGGAGTAAGCATGAACAAGCTCATGCAGCAGCTCGAGGACGCCAAGAGCGCCCTCGCCGACGCCATGGACAACGGTGACGCCGAGGCCATCAAGTCCGCGACCGAGGCCGTCAAGGCCGCGCAGGCGGCTCTCGACGCCGCCAAGGAGGGCGAGGCCCTCATCAAGTCCTTCGGCAAGTCCGAGGGCAAGCCCGTGGCCAAGGCCGCAGCCCGCACGCTCGGCGAGTTCGCCGTGCAGAACCTCGACCTGACCGCCATGCGTCTCGGCGCTGCCAAGTCCGCAGGCACCGGGTTCGGCTTCAAGGCCGCGACCGACGCCCACACCTCCCAGCAGATGCTGGTCGTTGACCAGAACGTCGTGGACATCACGTCTGCCCGCGACCTTGCCATCCGTTCCCTGTTCGGCTCCGAGACCATCAGCGGCAATGCGCTCAAGTACTTCATCCTCGGTGCCAAGGAAGCCGTGAGCGGCGGCGCTCCCGCTTCCGTCGCTGAGGGCGCGGCCAAGCCGCAGTTCCACATCCCCGTCGGCTCCGACACCGCCACCCTCCAGAAGATTGCCGGTTGGTACTACGAGACTGACGAGCTGATCGAGGACAACGCGTTTCTGCGCAGCTCCATCGACAACCGCGGCCTCTTCGAGCTTGACCTCGCCATCGAGACCTACCTGATGACCACGCTGCTCGCCACCTCCGGCCTCGGCGCTGCCACCTACGCCCACGGCGGCAACGTGAGCGCCGATGACATCTTCGCCGCCATGATGACCGTCAAGGGCGCGAGCAACTACAACGCTGACGCCATCGTCATCAACCCCGCAGACTACCAGCGCCTGCGTCTCGCCAAGGACAACAGCGGCGCTGGCCAGTACTACGGCGGCGGCTACTTCTACGGCCCGTATGGCAACGGCGGCACCGCCCAGCAGCCCGGCCTGTGGGGACTCAACACCGTCATCACGTCCAGCATCGCCGCTGGAACCGTGCTCGTGGGCAACTTCAAGCAGGGCGCGTCCGTCATCACCAAGGCTGGTGACGGCCAGCGCGTCGAGATCGTGACTGGCGACCACGATGACCGCGTTGCCAACCGCGTGACCGTGATTGTCGAGGAGCGCCTCGCCCTCGCCACCCGCGTCCCCAGCGCGTTCGTCAAGATCACCGAGGCCGCTTCCTGATGGCGCTCAGAATCTACCGCTCGCCTGACGGCTTCACGTTCCAGTACGAGGAGGGAACGCAGCCCGCGGGCTACGTCCTCGTGACCGCCGAGAAGCCCAAGGCCGCGCCCAAGCGGCGCACGGCGGCGAACAAGGCCGCCAAGGCACAGAACAAGTAAACACACGAAGGGGGCGTCCATGCTGACCCCGTGGGGCTACTCCGTCGAGAACCTGCCCGCCATCATCGACGTGGAGACGTTCAACGAAATGACGGGCAACAGGTACGCGGACGACAGCCGCGTCCAGTCGGCCATCGAGTCCGCGTCGGCGGCGATCCGCGCGCACTGCGGCTGGCACGTCGCGCCCGTGCTCGAGTGCGAGTACGTGTGCGACGGCGAGCCGGGCGACATCTGGCTCCCGTGCGTCGGGCTTGCCTCGGTCGAGTCAGTCGAGTTCGACGGCGAGGGGCAGACCGTCAAGGGGTTCAACAGGCTGGGGCGCGTCCGCACCGACCGACCGCAGCCGTGCGGGGGGCTGGGCAACGTGTCCGTCTCCTACACGGCTGGCTTCGACCTCGCGGCCACGCCCGACCTCGCGCAGGTCGTGGCAGACCGCGTGGTCGCCGCCGTGGCGCTCGGCTCCTACGGCGTCGCCTCGGAGTCCGCTGGCGGTGTGTCTGTCTCCTACAGCGGCACGGCGCTCGCGGACTCCGGCAGCGCATACGTCCCCGAGTCCGCGCGCTCCGCGCTGGCCGCGTACAGGCTGGTGAGGTCACATGCTGCCTAGCTGGTGCCGACAGTCCGTGACGGTGCTGCGCGCGCCCGTCGTAACGAGGGGCATGCGCTCCGAGCGCGATTGGGCGAACGCACAAAGCCACGAGCTGTCCGGCTGCTCGGTTCAGCCAGCGTCCACGTCCAGTGACTTCGCTGGCGTGGATGCCGTGGCCACCGCCGACGCGACCATCTACGCTCCGCCGCTCTCCGACATCCAGGAGGGCGACCGCGTTATGTTCGCGGGCGACACCTACGTCGTGGACGGCATCCCGTACGAGTGGGAAAGCCCCACGGGGCGCGTCAGCCACCTGCAGGCGCGTCTGCGCAGGTGGGAGGGGTGACGCCATGGCACGCACGCAGGTACGCGTCGAGGTCCTGAGCGAGGGCATCTCCGCGCTCATGCAGACGGCTGGCATGGTCGCGGAGGTCAACGCCGCCGCGTCCGCAATCCAGCAGGCCGCTGGCGACCTGTTCGAGGTCAAGGAGGCGCGGGTCATAGGGGACCGTCCCATGGCCCTCGTCGTTCCGACCGACGTCGAGGGGCGCGAGGCCGAGGCACGCGACAAGACCCTATCCAAGGCGGTGAGCGCATGCAGATCGTGACTCCCATCGACGTGGCGGACGCGCTGGCCACCGAGCTGGCGGCGCGCATGCCGTCCGCGTCAGTCCACGCGGCCCCAGCGCCCGACAACATCGGCGCGGGCGTCGTGGTGGTCGAGGCGCTCGGCGGGACGCGGCAGACCGCCGTGTCCGACCTCTTCGACGTGGTGGCCTACTGCTACGCGGGGTCGTACGCCGAGGCCATGGCGCTCGGCACGTCCGTCGCTGGCGAGGTGCGCGCCATCCAGTTGGCTGGCCCCACCGCCGCTGGCGTGGAGTGGACCACCACCGACGCCAACCCGCCGTACAGCGACCCCGACCCAGACCGCCCGACGCT